AAAGTTTTCTACACTTCTTTTGGGAATATGCCTTGAATATACTGATGCTATGTGTACAGTAGCATCACATAAGTTATTCTAAATGCGAAAAGAACGCCTTGGAGTATTTTGGGGTGATTGGAATTTGCCTGTTACCCCAAAGTATTCCCTGACTAATGATGTAGTTTCTGATGGCACTACTTACATACAGATAAAAGGTTGGTGTAGTTGTAAGCTACATCCAGCTTCTTTGTACCATCATACTTGGTAAAGCTATCAATGTGGTGTACATCTATTGCTGGTGTGATGATACCTTTAGCCAAACATATTTCACATAGTGGGTTCTACTGAAGCTTTGCCTTCCTGATAGCCTTCCACTTTGCTGACTGGTATATCTTCTACCTATCTTCCACCTTCACTTTCCTGATTGGTTTTGATTTTGGCTTTATGAGATATGGCATACTTGTTTCAGTTTGGTTATCAAATCAGCATCTTTATCTACTATGGCTTCTTCATCCTTGATGAAGTCAGGAATGGAAATTTTATCTTCTTCCAATGTGTAGAACCGATTGCACTTATCATCCCTATAGTATGCCCCTTTCAACTGATTGAAAAGCCACTTGAACTATTCCTTGAAGTCCTTATCAGGATTGTATTTGTAGGTAAGTTTCAGGTAAGCATCATTAAAGATGTCCCTATCTTCAGGGGTTTTCACCAGTTCACCATAAAGCTGACTATGATTCTACAACATCAACTTTGTTACCGACACATTAAGTATAGCCTTTTCAAGGTTACACTACATTCTTTTGAATTTGTCCCAATTATACATATCCTTTGCTTTTTTCGTATTTATCTATGAAATCTTCCAATATAAACCTGATTAAAACCGACTTCTTCATCTTCAGTTCTTCACAGATATTATCTAATTCAAATGCCTACCTTGGTGTAGGTCTAAAACCGATGATTTTGCTTTTTGTATTCTTCATAAATTTTCCGTTTGGTTATAATCAAATATACTATTAAAAAATTGAAATTCAAAATAAAAGAACCCTTCTTCAGGGAATACCATCCTAAGACACAACCAACCTGATTATTTACCGATAAGGGCTTGATAAAGTCCTGAAATGGCAATGTTAAACACTTTTTTGTATGAAGAATAAAGATGATTTCCTATGAATTAAAAAAATGAAGTTATGGCGAATTTTGTAATACCAAAGAACCTTGAACCTGAAGCCAAGACCTATATGTAGAATGTGCTTCAGATGCTTGAAGATAATGGCATAATTGAAGATGTTGATGATGCAGCTATCCAAATGTTGGCTTACAACTACAGTACATTCATCAAAGCAAGTAAGATAGTAGAAAAAGAAGGATTGACAGTGACCAGTGATCGTGGGAATATAGCTGAACACCCAGCGGTAAAGATTGGTAGGGATGCACAAACTTAGGCTTTGAAAGTAATGACTGAATTTGGATTGACTGCAAAGTCAAGAAGCAAGCTACCCAAGTTAGATGATGCTAATAGTGAAGAATCACCCTTGGAAACCTTTATCAAAAGCAAGAAGCAATGAATGTATTGAGTTTATTTGATGGTATCAGTTGTGGACAAATAGCCCTTGAAAGAGCAGGGATAAAAGTAGATAAGTATTTTGCAAGTGAGATAAAGCCCATAGCCATAAAGGTGACACAAGCCCATTATCCCAATACTATTCAGTTGGGTGATGTTCGGAATATCAAAGCTGAAGATTTACCCAAAATAGATTTGCTTATTGGTGGAAGTCCCTGTTAGGACTTCAGTATGGCAAACAAGAATAGAGAAGGTTTGGATGGTTGTAAGTCCGGCTTATTCTTTGAGTACCTCAGACTACTTCAGGAGCTGAAACCAACCTACTTCTTGCTTGAAAATGTAAAGATGAAGAAGGAAGAACAAAAGAAGATCAGCGAACTTTTGGGAGTAGAACCAATAAACATCAATAGCAACTTGGTTTCAGCCCAAAACAGGAATCGTTTGTACTGGACCAACATCCCCAATGTTACGATACCACAGGATAAAAATATTGTCTTATAGGATATTTTGGATTCAGGCTATAGCCCATTACAAAAGGCAAGATGTTTGTTGGTAAGTGATTCCAGACCATTAAGGACACCAGTGAAGATGTACCACAGAAGCCACCAACTTTCATTCAACACTTTAATTTTTGAAAGTGAAGAACATTACAATGCTTGCAAAGAATACTTTGATAAGCACTTCAAGGGATTACCTGCAAAGGATATATCTGGTGATATACCTGTATTCAGAGGGGTAAGGTATCTTTCAAATAGAGAAAGGGAAAGACTACAAACAATGCCTGAAGGCTATTGTGATAGTCTTAGTTGGAATGATTGTGCTGATGTGCTTGGTGATGGTTGGACAGTTGATGTGATTGCACACATATTTTCACACATACCCAATGGCGAAGATTAAGAAGCAACCCATCCTGAATGAAGATGGGAATATCATAGGATATGAAGCCCCTGATAAAGGAATCAGAATTGTGGTATGTAACAAGAAGGAAGCCGATCCCATCATCATTGAACACCACTATAGCCACAAGGTAACAAAGAACAGCTTCCTTAGTTTCCTGGTTTACAACTATGGGAAGGTATCAGGTGCTTTACAAATAGGATATGGTACTAACCCAAGGAAGAAGGGTGAATACAATCCTGATGAAGTAAGGGAATTTGATCGGATGTGGCTTTCAGATGATATGCCCAAGTATAGCGAAACCATCACACTTTCCTTGCTGCATCATTACCTGAAGAAGGTACATCCTGAAATCAAGCACCTGATAAGCTATGCTGACAATAGTAGTGATATTGGCAATGAAGGCACAATCTACAAGGCTGCCAACTATAGGATGATTGACAAAATAAAATCTGATTTCTACATATTGGAATCAGGGGAAAGAGTTCATCCAATTACTATGTGGCATAGGCACGGAACAAGAAAATGGGCATTCCTTCAATAGCAATATCCCAACATCAGGAAAAGTGATGGTTTCCAGATTAAATATGTTTATGACTTATGAAACCTTATTTGAGATATGCCGATGATGTAGCAAGTGGAAAGGTTGTTGTAGGTGAGAATATCAAGCTTGCTGTAGATAGATTCCATTCAGACTTAAAAAGGGAAGATTTGGATTTCAGGGAAGATGTTGTTGATAATGCCATCAGCTTCATCAGCACCCTGAAGCACTTTACAGGCAAATCTTCAGGATAGAACTTCATCCTTCAGGATTGGCAAGCATTCATTGTAGCCAATATTGTTGGTTGGTATTGGAAAGGAACTGATAATAGAAGATTCAGTAGTAGCTACATTGAGATAAGCCGAAAACAAGGCAAGACTGCCCTTGCTGCTGCCCTATGTATTTACTTCCTGATTGCTGATGGTGAAGATGGTGCTGAAGTGGATTTGGCTGCAAATAGCAAGGAACAAGCCAAGATTGCTTTTTCATTTTGTAGCACCTTCACCAAGCAACTTGACCCCAAGGCAAAGTATTTGAAAGCCTATAGGGATTCAATACTTCTGGACTTGAACAATAGCAAGCTGAAGGTATTTGCTGCCGATGATTCAAAGCTTGATGGATTCAATGCTTCCTTTGGACTTATTGATGAATACCATTCAGCCAAGAATAGCAAGGTCAGGGATGTTATCAAATCTTCAATGGGTATGAGACAGAACCCCCACCTTTGCACCATCACAACAGCTGGGTTTGATAAAACACTTCCTTGTTACAAATTAAGAAGTACAGCAATTGATGTGCTTAATGGGCTGAAGGAAGATGATAGTATGTTCATTGCTATCTATTGTTTGGATGATAAAGATGATTGGACAAAAGAAGATAATTGGGTAAAGTGTGCTCCTAACCTTGATGTGACTGTTACAAGCAAGTACATCAGGGAACAAGTTCAAAGTGCCATCAACAACCCTTCTGAAGAAACTGGTGTAAAGACAAAGACCTTGAACCTATGGTGTGATACTTCAGAAGTGTGGCTACCTGAAACCTACCTTGTGAGGGCAAGCAAGAAGATTGATTGGGATGCCTTGAAGGATAAGCCTTGTTATGTAGGTGTGGATTTGGCTGCAACTTCAGACCTTACTGCCGTTTCTTATATGATAGTGGATGATGGTATTTATTACTTCAAGACTGATTACTATCTGCCTGAATCAGCCCTGACTGAAAAGTCCCATAGGGAGCTTTACAAGTATTGGAAGCAAATGGGACTACTGAAGATTACTGAAGGCAATGTGACGGATTATGACTACATCACCAATGATATGATGGGCTATAGCAATATTGTAAGCATTCAGAAGGTTGGGTATGATCCTTACAATAGCACTTAGTGGGCTATTGATGCAACTGAAAAAGGATTGCCATTGGAACAATACCCACAAAACCTTTGCAATTTCAACAAGCCTACAAGAGAACTAGAAAGGCTGATACTATCAGGAAGAACTGTGATTGACAACAACGAAATTACAAGATGGTGCTTCAAGAATGTGACTTTGAAGTCAGACCACAATGGCAATGTAAAGCCCAACAAAGCCTTCAGGGAAAAGAAGATTGATGGTGCTATCAGTATGATTCAGGCTTTAGGTGTGTACTTGACTACACCCCACTATACAAACGAAATAATGACTATTTAATATGAGTTGGCTTAATAGAAAGAAGAAAGAACAAATAGAAGAACGAAGTAGTAGCTTTGACTACTTAATGTATAATGGTATTGGGGCTTATACCACCAACAAGGCTTTATTGCTTTCAACAGTATACAGATGTGTGGAAGTTATTTCTGATTCGGTGGCATAGCTACCACTTGAAACTTACAAGCTTGATACTTCAGGCTACAAGGTGAAGTTCACAAGCCATCCTACTTATCGGTTGCTTAACTATGAACCGAATAGTAGAATGACCAGATTCACCTTCATCAAGACTTTGGTGGTATCAACCTTACTGAAGGGAAATGGATATGCCTACATTGAAAGGGATGAGGAAGGCAATGCAACAGCCTTGCACTACATTCCTTCAGACTTGGTTACAATCATTCAGCCCAAGACACTTCAGGATAATGTGGCTTATAGTGTTACTGGCTTATCCAATGTGATTGAAGCTTGCAATATGATTCATATCCTTAATTTCAGCTATGATGGAATAACAGGAATCAGCACCCTGACACACGCAAAGAATACCTTGGGATTGGCTTCAGATAGTGAAGCACACGCTTCAGGATTCTTCAAAGGTGGTGCTAACCTTGCTGGAATCCTGACAGTACAAAGTACCCTTACATCAAAGCAAAAGCAAGATCTGAAAAGTAGTTGGCAAACAGCCTTCAGCCCTTAGACCGGCTAGCCCAATGGTGTTGCAGTACTTGAAGGAAATATGGACTTCAAGCCCATCACAGTAAACCCTACTGATGCCCAATTGTTGGAAACAAGACAATTCAATGTTATTGATATATGCAGGTTCTTTGGTGTGTCACCAGTCAAAGCATTTGACTTATCCAAATCAAGCTATAGCACAGTTGAAGCAACCAACCTTTCCTTCCTGACTGATACACTTTCACCCTTGTTGGAAAAGATAGAGCTGGAGTTTGAAAGGAAGTTGTTCAAGCCTTCAGAAAAGGAATCCATTGATGTAAGATTTGACACTTCAAGGCTGTTGAGAGCCGACAAGCAAAGCCTAGCCAACTACTACAGCACCCTTTTCAACATCGGTGTAGTAAGTTGCAATGAGATCAGGAAGGAAATTGATTTGCCTTACATAGAAGGTGGTGATTCCCATTTCGTACAAGTGAACCTGATGGAAGTGAACAAGGCTGCTCAGAATACACCTTCCAACAACAGCATTACTAATGAAGATGTTAAACAATAAATTGTATCATTATATGAAAGAAAGAAGAATGTTGAATGAGAATATCAGCACATAGCCTGATTCAAGAATAGTTGAAGGATATGCCTTGGTATTCAATAGCGAATCAAGGGATTTGGGTGGCTTTGTAGAAGTGATTGAACCCAGAGCCTTAGAAGGTGTGGTAGAAGCATCAGATATACTTTGCTTGCTCAACCACAATGTAGATAAAGGTGTATTGGCAAGATGCAACAAAGGTGTTGGTAGCCTTTCCTTGTCGGTAGATGAAAGAGGGTTGAAATATAGTTTTGAAGCCCCCAACACTAACCTTGGTGATGAACTTCTTGAAGGATTAAGAAGGGGTGACATTACCAATTCAAGCTTTGCCTTCAAGGTTGGTGAAGACAAGTGGACAAAAAGAAGTGATGGATCATACCTCAGAACCATCAGCAACATCAAGGAAATGTTTGATGTCAGCCCTGTTTACAAGGCGGCTTATGATGCCACTTCAGTAAATACAAGGGGGATGGATGAAGCCAAGGCACTAGAGAAGAAAGAACTTGATGATTATTACAATGAACTTAGAAAATCAATCAATGTATGAACAGTGTTGAGTTATTGGACAAGAAGAATCAGTTGAAGATAAAGGCTGATTCTATTCTTTCAGGGGCTGAAAGAGAATCAAGGAAGTTGAATGAAGAAGAACAAAGTCAGTTTGAAGCCCTGAAGAATGAGATAAAGGATGTAGAAAATGAAATCAGAGATTTAACAAGTAAATTAAACAAAGAAATTACAAAAAGAAGTATGGAAAACTTTTCACTATTAAAGGCTATCAATGATGTAGCCAACAACAGACAATTGGATGAAAGAAGCCAAGAAGTGGTAAACAATGGTATTGCTGAAATGCGTAAAGCTGGTTTATCGTATAGTGGTCAGATTGTATTGCCTATTGAGAATAGAAACATTCAGGCTACAGTTGAAGGCAATGGTCAGGAAATTGTAGCATAGGACAAGCTTAACATCCTTGCACCACTCAGAGCAAACCTTGTGCTTAGTGCTGCTGGTGCCAACTATATGACTGGCTTGGTAGGTAATGTAAGCATCCCTTCTTATTCAGGAAGTAATGTGGGTTGGGCTGGTGAGATAGAAGCTGCCAAAGATGGTAGTGGTACATTCTCAGAAGTAGTGTTAGAACCTAAGAGAATCACAGCCTATATTGATGTATCAAAGCAATTCCTGATTCAGGATTCAGTTTCAGCTGAAGCACTTATCAGAGCTGATATTGTCAATGCCATTTCACACAAACTTGAAGAAACTATCTTAGGTAATGAAGCTGGTAACAACAAGCAACCCAAAGGTATCTTCAATGGTGCAACAGCCCTTGATGAAGTTTCTTATGAAGCTATGGTGGATATGGTAAAGACATTAGAGGAAGCCAATGTTTCAGGTGATTTCAAATACATTGTTTCACCTTCAGCAAAAGCAAGATTAAAGACTACAAAGAAGGATGCTGGTAGTGGTTTATTCGTAATGGAGAATGGCGAAATTGATGGTATTCCCGTATTGAGTACATCAGCTTGCAAAGGTGTATTGCTTGGTAAGTTTGATGATTATGTGATTGGACAATGGGGAAGTATTGATTTGACTATTGACCCTTATTCTCAGGCTACCAATGGCAATGTAAGATTGGTTGTAAATGCTTACTTTGATGCCAAACCCCGTAGAGCTGAAGCATTCGTGGCTAAAACACTTGCTTGATAACCATTAAAAAGATTGGCTATGTATGTAACATTAGAAACAGCAAAGAAGCACTTGAATATTGATGATTCCTTTACTGATGATGATTCTTATATTTCCCTTCTGATGTAGGTTGCTGAAGATGCAGTTTCTAAGCATATTGATAAGCCATTGGTAGAAATAGAAGATAGTAAGGGGGAATTACCCCCTGCTATACTTCATTCATTACTTCTACTGATTGGTAATTTATATGCTACAAGAGAGCCTATTGCATACACTTCAGTAATCAAAGTGCCTTACACCTTGGATTATCTACTTGGGTTGTACAAGCACTATTATCTACCATAAGGACTATGAGGGCAGGAGTACTTAACAGTATCATATCAGTTGAAAAGCCTGAAATGATTAGTGATGAATATGGTGCTAATAGCCTGAAATGGGTGCAGCATATTCCAAAGACCAGGGCTAAAGTCACCTATGGCAGTGGTTCAAGAACCAATGAAAACAATGAAATTACCTTTACCTATGAAGTGGTTTTCACCATTCGTATCTATCACAAGATTGATGAAAGGATGAGAATCATTTGGGAAGGTAAGAAGTACCGAATACTTTCCATTGAAGAAGATAGGACACTTCAACAACTAACCATAAAAACTGAATTGATCAATGAGTAATGTGGCAATTGATGATACTTCAGTCCAAAACCTATTCAATGCCTTGAATGATGACACCAGAAAAAGGATATTGTTTTCAGCCTTGAAAGTCGGTGGATAGAAATTGGCTGAAGGTACCAGAACTTAGTTGAAAAGCAAGCTTGGTTCAGGGGCTACTACCCCCAACAGATGGAATGGAAAGACTATGGAAAGTGGTATCAGGGTAAAAGCCTTGAAAGATTATTGTGAAGTGGATGTGAATATAATGGGTGATTTCAGGCTTAGATTCTTTGAAAAGGGAACACAAATAAGACAAACCAAGAAGACAAAAGCCAACAGGGGTGCAATCAAGGCATTGTACTTCTTTCAGGCTGCAAGGGCTAAAGAAGGTGAAATCACTTCAGTAATCAATAATTCCATAGCTGAATCATTAAAAAGGATAGTTAAAGAATGAGTGGATTGGCAATAGGAAAGGCTATAAAAAGCATACTTGGTGGTATTGATAAGGTTTATCCATTGGTGGCTGATGAAGGTACAACTTTCCCTTTTGTGGTGTATAGAAGAAGTGCCTTGACACCATCATCCACTAAGGATAGATACAATCATAAGGAATCCGCCATAGTTGAAATTATAGTAGCATCAAATTCTTATCCTGAAGGTATCAACTTAGCCGAATAGGTAAAGGATAAGATGGAAAATACAAGGGGAATCTTCAATGGTGTGAATGTGGGTGAAGTCACCCTGATAAATGCAGATGAAGATTATTTGGAAGATACTTTTATACAGAAAATGAATTTTAATATTGAAATAATATGAGCGTAATTAAAGGTAGTGATTTAATGCTTTTTGTTGAAGGCAAGTCTATAGCTTATGCTACAAGCCATACCTTGACAATAAGCGCAGACACCAAGGAAACAAGTTCAAAGGATTCAGGTGGTAAGTGGTAGACTTCAGAAGTCGGTGTGCTTAGTTGGACTTGTAGCAGTGAAAATCTTTGTGCTGATTCAGAAGCTGGAGTAAGCTTTGATAAGCTATTTGAATATATGACTGCAAGAAAACCCATCACAGGTGTTTTTGCTTTGGAAGGTAATTCAACCAACCTTGAAGATGGTAAGTTGGATGAAGTACCAACTTCAGGATGGACAGCCAAAGCTGGTGATGGTTATACTGGCAAGATGATCATAACAAACTTGGAAAAGAATGCCCCCAATGGTGAGAATGCCACAATCAAGGTGGATTTTACTGGTGTGGGTGCTTTAACAAAAGTGGTAGCATCAGCATAATAACCTATTCCCTTTATGCCTTTCATTCTAGAGGGTGTAAAGGGAATTTTTGATTGAAAGGAATATGAATATCACGATTAAGGAAAAACAATATAAGGTGAAGTACACTATCAGGGCTTTGTTCATCTATGAGCAGATAACAGGCAAGCCATTCAACATAGTGACACTTTTTGATAATTACCTATTCTTCTATTGCCTGATTCTTGCAAACAATCCAAATGATGTTTTGGATTTTGATGATTACTTGGATGCACTTGATTCTGATAAGGACTTGTATTCACAACTTACAAAGGTGGTGGAATCCTATCAGAAGTATGACACCCTTTTATCAGGTGAAGATGATGGTGATGATAAAAAAAAAGATTGAGCATTTCTGAATTGTATGCCATCCTTACACTTCAGTTGGGCTATCCCCCTTCTTATGTATTGGATGAAATGTAGATGTATGAAGTAAGGGCTATTATGAACCACTAGCACTATGCCCACAAGGATGGTTGGGAACAAGCAAGATTGGTAGCCTACATAGTAGCCCAATGCAATAGCACCAAGAAACTGAAGCTTCAGGATATATCAAGATTCTATTGGGAAGAACCTGAAGCCGATGAAGATACTTATATGTCTACTTCAGATTTGCAAAGACTGAGAGATAAGGCAAAGTATTACTTAACTAAAATGGAAACTGAAAATGGCTACTGATTATGTTGTAAGGTTTACTGGATAGGATAATCTTTCAGGCACTATAAATGGTGTGAAGCAAAAGCTTCAGGAAGTGGGTTCAGCTTCTTCCAAAATAGATTAGATTGCTGAGAAATTCAAAAGGATTGAAAGTTCTACTGCTCCAGTCAAAAGGAAACTTAGGGACTTGAAGGAACTTATGGCACAGATGAACTTGGATGGGCTTACTGACACATCCATCTTTAATGATATGGTACAATAGGCAGGTGCTTATGAAGATGCCATAGCTGATGCTACATAGGCTACAAGGGCTTTTGCCAATGACAACTTCAAACTTCAGGCAATGACTGAAGGACTATAGGGAATAGCTGGTGCTGCATCAGTAGCTACTGGTATAATGGGATTGCTTGGAACTGAGAATGAAGATGTAGCCAAAGCCCTGATGAAGGTACAAAGTGTGTTGGCTATCCTGAATGGTGTTCAGGCAGTAGCAAATGTACTTAACAAGGATTCAGCACTTATGTTGAGAGTACAACAAATAAGGATGCTTGCTAAGACTGCTGCCACCACTTCTGATTCAGTTGCAACCACCTTGAATACCACTGCTGTTGGGGCTAATACTGCTGCTACAATAGTCAATACCACTGCCCAAAATGGGTGGAATGTGGCAAAGGCAGTAGCTAAAGCTTTGTTGGGTGATTGGACTGGTTTGGTACTTGTAGGTGCTGTTGCTTTGGGAACTTATGCACTTGCTACCTCAGATTCTACTTATGAACTTGAAAAGCAAGCAAAAGCTACTGACAAGGCAAAGGAAGCACAAAACAAATACAATGATGATTTGGCTACAAGCACCGGTCAATTGGTGGCTAAGTTCAAGTTGCTTCAGAACGAATGGAAGAACCTGAAGACTGAAGCTGACAAGAAGCAATGGATAAAGGACAATGCTACTGAGTTCAGGAATTTGGGATTGAAGGTAGGTGACTTGAAAAGTGCTGAAGATATATTTGTGAACAACACTTCCAATGTAATCACAGCACTAAAGGCACGAGCATCAGCAATGGCTGCCCAGAATATGCTTACTGAAGCCTATACCGAATACTACAAGAAGATAATGGAAGCTGATAATTCGGTAGCTGGTGGTGGGTACTACAACAAGTATTCAGGAAATGGTGGATATTGGTCAAGAACACTAAACATTACTGATGAAATGAAAGCTGCTGGTGTAGTCGGTTCTGATTTTGAAACAAAGACTGTCACCAGAAGAAGTGGCTCTATGGTCTATGATACTTATGAATACAAGGAATCATAGAAGGTTATTGATAAAGTCAATGCCTATAGACAACAACAAGCAAGGGCTACCAATAGTGCTATCAAGGCATAGGCACAAGCTGACTTGGATAAGGCTGTGAACTTTGCCACTTCCAAGATCAATGAAGCAAATGCTGTGATTGAAGCCAATGGTTTGAACTTCAATCCAAGTTCAGATAATGATTCAGGTGGTAACAAAACACCTACACCCCCAAAGGAAAAACCAAGTCCCCCACCTTATGAATCAGGTTCTTTGGCTGACTTGGAAGCATAGTATAGGAATCTTGAAGATGAACTTAAAAACACGAATGTTTCCCCAGAAAGGTTGCAATAGATAAATGCTGAAAAGGATGCCTTGAATGAATAGATTGAAGCATTAAAAATCAGGAATGGTTTGATGGAAGCCAAAGTTGCAACACCACCTGAAGAATCAAAAAGAAATTCATATAAGGAAGCAAAAGAGCAGATTGAACAAATTGAAAGTGATTTGCAAATGGGCATTATCCTTGATGTTTCTGAAGCTGAAAGGTAGATTGCCGACATAAACAAGAAACTGGTAGAACTAGGACTTACCCCTATACCCATCAAGCTTACCCCTACTGAAGTGGAAAAGAAAAGGGTGGCTTATCAGGATGCTGAATAGAAGGTGCAACAGATGCAATCTGATTACAAATTGAATATCATTGGTAAAGACCAGGCAAAGGAACAATTGGCTGAGATAAACCAACAACTTGAAGAACTTGGACTGAAGAAGATTGAATTGTATGTTACTTCTGATGGTTTGGAAACTACTGCCGAAGCGGTGGAAACTTTCAAGGGTAATATGGATGATATTGCTTCAGCGGTGGGTGATTTCGGCAATTGCTTCAGTTCACTATCAGAAGCCATTGGTGGTACTGGTGGTGCTATGCTTGAAATGGCTGGTCAGACAATGTAGGCTGTTGCACAAATCATCCCTTAGATTGTAGCCTTGATAGGTGCAAAACAAGGGGAAGCACTTGCTTCAGGTACTGCATCAGCTGCTGGTTTACCCTTCCCAGCCAACCTTGCTGCCATAGCTTCAATTATTGCTACCATCACAGCCTTGTTTGCTTCATTTGCTGGTAAATTCGCTGATGGTGGTGTAATATCAGGTGGTAGTTTTCACGGTGATAGATTGCTTGCAAGGGTCAATGCTGGTGAAATGATCCTGAACCAAAAACAACAAGGTTCTTTATTCAGGGCTTTGGATGGTGGCTTTGGTGCTTCATCATCAGGAAAGGTGGAATTTGAAATAGCTGGTTCAAAGCTGAAAGGGGTGCTAAGAAACTATGATAACAAACTAAGTAAAATTAAATGATATGATATACAAAGGTCAATTTGCTGACACAAACAACAAGATTTACAATGTCACCATAACTACAAATTCAGGAAATCAGACCATTTCAGTAACATTAGGGGGAAACCCCTTTGTTACTGAAATGGATTCTGATGATAAGCTGATATATTGCCCTGTGAAATATCAATCAGCAACAGTGGCTATCATTACACCTGATTACAACTTTGACATATATAGCCCCAAGGCATAGAATACGAAGGTTGAACTTACTGATGAATCAGGAAATATGGTGTGGGTTGGTTATGTTACCCCCAACTTGTATGATATGGGGTTTGTGGAAGAAAGGGAAGAAATAGAAATTGAATGTATCGATGGGCTTTCAACCTTGCAATACATTAAATATAGAACTGACAAGAAGCAGGTGGTGGATTTCCTTTACCTGATAAGGAAGCTTCTTGCATCTTGTAGTTGCTATCAGAAATTCTACATCAGCAACAATATCCAACTTATCAAATATGATACAGCAACCATATTGGATAAGCTTTACATATCAGAAGAAAACTTCTTTGACAAGAAGGAAGATGATGAAACTGATGATGAAGTGGCTTGGACTATGTAGGATGTTCTGGAAGAGATTTGCCAATACTTGGGGGTATCGGCTGTGGCTGATGGTAGTTCAGTTTTCTTCTTGGATTATGATGCCATCAAGAAGGGTGAAAATGATTATTATGAATATCAGGTACAAGGCACTGGTAAGCCGACACTAAGAACCTTCAGCTTTACCAAGACCATCACTGCCAATGATTATAGTGATTCTGGTGCTACATTATCCCTTGATAATGTTTACAACAAGGTTTCCATCAAGGCTGACTTGTACACCTTTGATACCGTTATTCCTGATATGTTCGGTACATTGGAAAACATCACCAAGGATGATGATGCTTCACTAAGAACTGCCATAGTTGCTGAAAATGGTATGTGGGGGGAAGTAGTACAGAATGAGATAGGCAATACTACTTCCAACATCAACAACAATATGATAGTAATGGTGGATAGGGTTTACAACCCACAAGAAAAGGAATATGGGGCTTTCAATGCGGTGTTTGTAAAGTACTTCAACAATCCCCATTACAAGTTTTTCAAATACAATTCTTCAGGATAGGATGTGACTTCTTCAACATCTTCCCTGAACTATACCGACACCAAAACAATGTATGGGGCTACTATTGCCAAGTTTTGTGTGTCTGAGTTGAAGAACAAATCAGCTGCCTATTATTCCAATTGGATTTTCACACACCTATTCTATGAAGTTGATGAGGAACTAAGGGGAAAATACCTTGATGCACTACTTGCTGAAAACCAAATATCCAATGTGGATTTCAGGAATTACATAATGCTCCTGAATCCACCTACAAACCATATTGGCAATGACAAGATTACCCAATACCCATACTTCCAAACCACAGTAACTGATAATAGTGCTTTGTTTGGTGGGGCTAATTCCTACCTGATAATTTCAGGGGATGTGATTTACCACTATATGAATGAAGATCCTTATCCAATTCCAGAAGGTGAATGTGACATTAGGGAAGGTAGATTTGCCATTGATGATGGACAGGCTTATATTCTTGCAAGGCTTTAGTGGGGAAACATCTATTGGGATGGGACAAGTTGGGTTGGACAAGAAACTACCTTCAAGATACCATTTATAAAGTCAGGTGCCAGTGGTGGTGAAAGAAGGGCTGATGCAACAATGTTCAAAGCCAATTCCATCCCCAATACAGTAAGCTGGAGAATAGGCACGAAGGAAAAGGGCTATCTTATCAAGATGCCTTCAAATGAAGTGATTTCAGGACTTCCAATTCTTACGGTCTTCAAACCCTTTGACCCCAATTTCCATAGTACAAAAAGTGGTGACAACAAGGGACAACATTACAAGTTCAATTGTGTTTTCCTGAAAGATTTTGATATTAAGGCTATCATTGGTGATCCTTCCTTTAGTGGTGTCGGTGATACTGATACAATCTACACAAACACCATCAATGATGAGTTTGTAACGGAACTGAAGGAAATAAAGTTCAAGATTGCCACTTGGGACAACAAGAAGCCCAACTATAGTGCTGTAGCCTATAAAAGGGATGGGAAGTTTCAGTATTTAGATAAATTGTACAACAATGCTTGTAGTGCTGGTGAAGCCATTTGGACTGGTTCTGATGATGTAAATGGTATGGATGGATTGAGATAGGAAGAACACCTGATTTACAAAATAGTGAATCAGTATAGCACACCTTCCATCATCCTGAATCTTTCATTAAGGAATGATAATGCCATCTATGGGCTTTATAGGGACACCACCATATCTGGAAAGGATTTCATAGTGGACAATGTGAATATTGACTATAAGCACAACAAGCAGGAAATAAAACTGATTGAAAAGAAATGAAAATAAACAAGTACAATGTAGGTAAGGAAAGTGGTTCTGATTCCAGACAAGTTCAAAGTGGTACACTTATCAATACCATCAGCAACAAGGATGCTGGAGTAAGCGAGGAAGCACAAAGACTGAAGGAAACACACCTGATATTTGGACAGCCCTTCAATGGTTCTTAGGATGTATCAGGGGATATTTCCAATGCCCAGAATATAACTGCTTCAGGTGGTGATTTAACCATAAAGGAAGAAGTGGATGAAGAAGGGGCAAATGGTGGTAACATCATTGCTGATGGGAATATCCTTGCTGGTGGTAATGTAAGTGGCACTAAATTCATTGGTGATGTTGAAGCTGATTAGATAAGTGCAAGTGAAGGATTCATTGCTAAGATTGATGCCAATAATATCAATGTTGGTGGGGATGTTGCCATTGAAGATAAGCTGATTCTTCAGGGGAAGAATGAAGTGGCTATCTATGTGGATGATGAAGGGACAAAATTTGAAGGGGGTTAGGATTATTGGTTTGATGGTTCAGTAAAAGCCCTTGAAGTAATTGCTGAGAATGTAGATGCCGAATACATTTCAGCCAACAATGTAGATATTCTTGATACATTAGATACAAACAAGCTGAAAGGTGTTTTGGCTGAGATAAACAAGATTATTTCTGAAACTATTGAAGTGGATAACCTGACAGTAAAGAAGGCTGCCCATTTCTTCAAGTTGATAATAGATGAAATCAAAAGTGTGGGTGGTCAGATTATCATCAGCCCCACTAATGCAACCTTTGACAAGGTGAACTTTGATGGTACGAATTACAAGTGCTACTTCAGGGCTGAAGAAGAGGATAAAAAGATAGATAACCAATTTGAAGTTGATGATCAGGTAGTATGCCAAACCTTCAACGCAGCTGAAGGAACCAGCTACAATACAAGCAATAAGTTCTATTGGCGAAAGGTGGTCGGTGTCGGTTCTGAAGATTTAGATGGGATAAAGTACCATTACATCCTTGTATCTGATTCTGATAAGGACATTGATAGTAATGGCATTCCTGAAGAAGGTGACAAGGTGGCTTTGCTTGGTAATAGAAGTGACACAAACCGACAAAATGCCATCATCATTAGTGCCTATAGTACTGCCTTCTTGGATAGTGGTTTGGAAGCTCCTTTCATAGTGCAGTACAAGGGGGTAAACAACTACAACCTTACAACCCATAGGAATAGTGTTATCAGTAATGGTATGAACCAATTTAAGGGTGATTTCTTCCTGACTTCAGGGGATAGTGTAAGTGGCTTGATGTCTGAAATCAAATCAGTAGCCAATGATATTAAATTGTTGGTTCAAGAACCCAATACAGTAAACATCTTTGCTTATTCAAATGGTAATGACTATGGATGTTGGACACCATACGGTACTTGCAACATCAGCAAGAAATACAATACTGATAGCATCTTGGTATTGGGTGGTTCTAGTGGTGGCTACATCCTACAACCTTCAAAGTACTATATTACCACCAACAAGCTGAAGGTATCATTAAATGTTTCAGAGTTACAAGGATTGGCAAGTTATTACAAGATTGAGATTGCAAACAAATCAGGTTCTTCAATTTCCAATTCCTACACCCTTGGGACTGGCAATGTAAGCTACAACTTCAATCTTAATACCATACCCAATGGGATTGTTTACCTGAAAATATCGGTGGCTGCAAATGCAAGAATTACCTTCAAGAATGAAATGTGCTACATTGAAAGTGTCCCCAAAAGGCTTGCATCTATTGAAGTGGATATTGATTCTATCACTTCAAGGGTTTCAGGAGCTGAAGGGGATATTGCTGAAGTCACACAAAAGGCTGATAGCTTAACTACCAAGGTGGCGAATGCTGAAGGGAATATTTCACAAATATAGCAAACTACCAACAGCATCACTTCAAGGGTTGGCACAGTTGAAGGTAATGTTTCTTAGCTATCCCAGAAGGCAAATGAGTTATCAAGCAAGATAAGTACTGCTGAAGGCAACATTTCATAGATCATACAAAACACCACCCAAATCACCAATAGGATAAGTAATGTGGAAGGCAACCTTTCAGAAGTATCACAATAGGCTGATAGGATTGAAAGTGAAGTTTCCAAGATTCAGGTGGGTGGTAAGAACCTTATCAATGATTCTGAGTTCAGCACCTATTCTAATTCCAAGAATACCACTTGGACAAAGAAGAATGCTTCAGCAAGCAAGAATTATGGATATATGAACCAAATAGGAATACACGCAATAGCCAACCCTACAAATAGTGGTACTTATCAGTATTTGGATATTGCACAATAGCTTCTGAAGTATAAACTGAAGGCTGGTACCAATTACACCTTTTCCTTCTATGCCAAAGGCTTATCAGGAACTGGTACTGACAATGGCACAAGCTTCAGTTATAAAGGCAGGGTGACTACTTATGTATATCCTAATGTTGGTGCTGAGATTGCAGACAATGCACATTATTTCACCCTTTCAGATGAATGGGAAAGATATTCATACACCTTCAAGACAAAGGATGATTTGGATGAAAGTGGGACTTACAACTATCTATTCAGGTTGGGTAGTTCTGTTGAAAATGGTGTCAGATATTATTCAGGTGCTTATATATGTATGCCCAAATTGGAAGAAGGTACAATGGCTACTGATTGGAATACCACTACTGATGATATGAAATCTTACATAACACAGCAAGCTGATTTGATAGAATCCAAGATTGTTACTGAAGATACCATCAATTCAAAGATTAGCCAAAGTACATCAAATATCAAGGCAGAAGTATATAATGAACTGAATGAAAGCACAGGTATTGATATTGCTTCAGGAACTATCACCCTGAATGCAAACAAGACCATCTTTAATGGAAATATCAATATGAGAAATTCAGATGAAGGATTGGTTGTGTTTGATGACAAGGGAAATCCAAGTGTAATCATTCAGAACAAGCAGATTCCAACATTATCAAACCTGAATAATTCTACACACGATTACACAAGTATTGCTGACTTTACAATGACAAGTGCCAATAACTTTGCTTCAGCTTCCCAAAAGGTAGGTGGGGCTAAAGTCGGTGATACCATAGTTGTTGATGGTGGTGGTTTCTATTTCTGCTACAAGAATGCCAGCAATTCAATATATCCAATACCATTAAGTAGCACTTCCTACTTGGAATATTACTATACACTTAAAAACACAACTTCAGGGAAGAGCACCAATTCAAGCACCCATCAGCTTAAAACTACAACTGAAGCTTTGGAAGGTGGATATTTGAATAGTGCTACTTTCAACATTACTGAAGAAGGCAACTATGAAATTGTACTACACCTTAAACATTGTAATCCTACTACCACTTATTCAGCCTACCATATTGTATGGGGCTATTACTTGGATAAGAATGTATCACAATACACACAATTGGGAACAAATGGCTTGGTGTCGGTTCAGGATTAGTACAGATACCTATACTTCGGTAATGAAGGCTTTGAAGCAAGAATGAGCTACTACAATGGATTCAGGGTGACAAAGAACTATTGTCAGTAGGTGTTGGCTGATGATGATACTGGTACACTATGGGGTAGCCTGACAAGTAAAACATAGGTTGGAGTGAACCCACAATCTACATCAATGGAAGTGAAGGCTGGTGGTACTTCAATGGGGACTAAGAATGTAGTAAGGGCTGATTCTAATTATTACAATGTAGATACCTTCATCTTCAAAAGTCTGAGTGCTGAAGTATGGTTGAAACTACCAACATCATTGATTGAATAGAATGGTGTGAACTATTATATGAGTCCGGGCAGGGTTATCAGGGTGAAGAACCTGACAAGCCAGAAGTGCTATGTGTATATTAGTGATAGTGGCTACAAGATATATGACAAGACAGGTACAAGTGGCACATACTACATCAATATTGGTAATGGTAGTGCTGAATTTGTATGGGATGGTTCAGAATGGGTAAGAATGTATTAAAAAAGAATTAGTATGAAACAAAATACAAAGGATTGGATTCAGTATAGTAGTGCTATTGTTATGGTGATAAGTGCTATTGTGATTGCTTTTGTGGCATTGATATTGACAAGTACCATTGCTTCAGGTGTATTGATTTACATTGCATAGGCTTTGGTATATGCAGCTGGAATCTTTGGTGTAAGCCTTTACTTCAATTCAAAGTTGGGTGAGTTTGAAACCAATGCCAAGAAGCAGATAATGGATGCAATAGATGAAATGAAGAAGGAAAAGTGATGGATAAGCCTACTGCCTGAATGGTGGTAGGCTTTTCTTGTTTCAGAAGGGGTATGGGGTGAAATTTTAATGTGAAGGGCTTCCAAACCCCGCCACCCTGGTCTTTCCACAAATGCCATTTTTTTATAAAGTGAAACCTGATTATTATATCAATTATTTTATTTGATGTTTCGTTTTTGTCACATTTTTCCACTTATAGCACCCTTGTAGGGCAGATTTTACTTGGTGGTTTTGCCGTTTAGTGCCTTTTTTTGTTTCTTTGCATTGAAATTTAGTATAGATATGATTGAAAAGTTACCTTATTTAGATACTTCTGACCAAGCAAACAACTACTTTGGATGGGCTTATAGGGATGAAGATTTGTTGGAATATATGGTGGAAGCTGCTGACCACTTTTCCCCTTCTGTTGATCCTGATTGCTTTGAAACAGTTGTAGGTGAAGATGGGAAAAAGAGGGATGGTAAAAGAACACCACAACTTCTTCCTTCTAACGATCCTAATTGCTTTGGTAATAGATTTGGTGAAGGAAAGATTGAAGGCTATAGGGAAGAAGAATATCTGAAGGATCAGGCTTTGCATAATATGCTGAAGAACTTTGGCATTGATAAGGATAAGTTCTGGTACCTGTGTTTGTATGTAAAAGACTACACTTTGGATAAGACAAGTGGTAGTATGGTGTCAGAAAATAGCCCAAAGGAAGATTTGGATGATATTTTGGATAGCATATTGGAAGGACTGACATTTACTTTGCCTTTCAGGGCTTCAAAAGAGGTGGAAGATATTCTTTGTGATGAGAAGTACCGACCATACTATGTAGATGATGAAGAAAAGGGTTGGATGAAGCAAGTAGTTCCTGATGAATTTACTGAAGCACAAAATAAGTATTATGAAGAAAAGAAGAACTGGAAGCCAGAATACAAAAAACTGATGAGTTACCCCAAGGAGGAATTGACCAAGGATACAGTTTCTAATGTTCTTGAATATATGCTTAACTCGCAGAACTACAAAAATTCAACTTGGTACTTTGAAAAGAAGCCTAAGCTTTCATTGAGATTAGGAACTGGTCATAGTTTGGAAGTAACAAATCCAACTGCTATTCTTGCTTTGGCTTATGCTTTACATCAAGTGAAGGAAGATTTGGGTAAGATTGATAACTTAAATATAAGTAGTGTTGACTTCAATAATAAGGTCAGTTTAGGTGAATCTTATAAGCTTTTTCAGTTCTATAAGATGCTAAGTTGGTTCTTGAAGGAAAAAAAGTCACTTGGTATTCCTAATGTTTCTACCAACAAATCCTTGCTTATATCAAAGATGGTGTACTATACAGGCTTGTCTGAAAAGGAAGATTTCAAGAAGGACTATGTAGAAAATTCCAAAGGAAAGTTTGTTGCAAATACCATCTTGAAGGATGCTATCAAGAAGGTTGATGAAAAGAAACTGAAAAAGATGCACAATAATATATATTGGACATAGAAAATGGGAAA